AAAGGACAACTCTGATTAACTTACATTCTCTATTTATTACCCCCGTATTTTCACTACAACTTAAAGGCCACGAACATCTTATTGATAGCATCTATCAACTACGAGAAAAAGATGAGATGGGTATGCCGCGGTCCAATGTTGGTGGTTGGCATAGTCATGATGAAATATACGATATAAAAAAGTTTCGTCCTTTGGTTGGTGATATATTAAAATACGCCAAAGATTGTTTTAATCATTTAGATGTTAAACATAATTATGTTCCTGAAATGACGGGTATGTGGGGTATGATAAATCCACCAAGATCACGAAACAATGTACACACACACCCATACAACTATTTATCAGGTGTATTTTATTTAAAAGCTCCTAAAAAGTGTGGAAATATTGTGTTCTTAGAGCCTAAACCACAGTCAGAGGTGCTATCGCCCCCAAAAACAGATAAAGCCTCCATACACCTTGCTCACAGCGTACAATGGGAACCTGTTGAAAATTCCTTGATTTTTTTTCCATCATGGTTACAACATGAAGTACAAACAAATAATTCTGATGAAGACAGAGTTATTATTAGTTTTAATATAAATTGGAGAAACGAAGATGCCAATAGTTGAACCTGCTGAATTACTGGGACATATAACAACAGAGGATGGAAGAAAAATTCCTCATTATAAAGTAAAAACAGAAACCACACTCACAAACGTAGATACAGGTGCTGAGTATAACTCAGAAGAAGAAGCTCAAGCTGATATCGATAACCCAGGAACATCTACAACCGCTGAAAAAATTAGAAGAGACGTAAAAGTATTTGCTCCTTCTTTAGCAGATATGTTAGGTGTAACACCTGATTAATTTGTGACAGTTGGTGTAAATATATCACACGACTCTTCAATATGTATTAAGAAAGAAGACAGTATTGAATTTTTTGAAGAAAGTCGTTTTAATAAAAATAAATATTGGGAACCTAACTCTCAAGATTGGGATTACAAAAGTTTTAAAAAAATAAAAAACTTTGATGATTTTTTTGTTTTTACATCATGGGGTTTAGATAATGAAGACAAAATTATTTTAATTAAAAATTTGTGTGACAAATACAATATTAAAAAATATTTTTTTAATGAATATGAACATCACATTTATCACGCTGTATCTAGTTTTTATTTAGCTCCTTTTAATGAGGCTTTATGTATTGTTGTTGATGGTGGAGGAGCTTCTCCATATCCTCTGCTTCAACAATTTGTTAACTCACATGAAACATATAGGGAATGTGATTCTGTTTACTTAATTAATAATCAAAACATTAAATCACTTTATAAAAAATATTGTAACGCAAAAGCTACTGTACTTCATACAAATTTAGAAAACAAAGTAAAATTAAAAAATATAATAAAAGCATTTAAAAATAATATTTTTGATTCTGATTTATATAATGGTAGTTATAAATATGAAAATTGCGCTTACAGCCTCTCTTCATCATATAACCCTGCAATATTGTTTAATCATTTATGTTCAGCCATTAGAACTGAAAAATTAATGGATAATGGATATAGGTGGCATGAACCAGGTAAAGCAATGGGCTTGTCTTCTTATGGAGATAGTGATGGTATGCGTGATGAAGACCTTGCAAAACAAGTTCAAGAAGTTACAGAAAATTACACAATAGATCTTATTGAAAAAGCTCTACTGTATTCACCTTGTAGAAATATTGTTTTATCAGGGGGTTATTTTTTAAACTGTGTAAATAATTATAAATATACTCAATATTTCAAAAACGTTAATTTTTTTGTTGATCCCTGTCCTCATGACGGAGGGACAGCATTAGGAGCTGCATTGTGGTATGATAATTACAGATAAAGAAACAGCCATAGATAAAATTATGCAGCAAGAAATAGTTGCAATTTTTCAAGATAGTTCTGAATATGGTCCAAGAGCATTGGGTAACAGATCTTTATTGTTTGACCCTAGAAATAAAAACGGAAAAGATATTGTAAATAAAATAAAAAAAAGAGAATGGTATAGACCTTTTGCAGGCACTGTTTTATTAGAACATGCAAGAGATTGGTTTAAAATGGGAACAATAAAAGAATCTCCGTACATGTCATATGCCATACCAGTACAAGAAAATAAAAAAAATATTATATCTTCTATTACACACGTTGACGGAACATGTAGAATTCAAACATTAACTAGAAAACAAAATAAAAATTTTTATGATTTAATAGAATTGTTTTATCAACAAACACAAGTTCCAATATTATTAAATACCTCTTTTAATTTAGCTGGTGAAACTTTAGTAGAAACAAAAGAAGATGCTTTAAATATTATTAAAAAATCTAATATTAATTATTTATATCTTCCCAATTAAGCGCTACAAGCTTCACATTCCAAATCAGAATCTAAACCAGTTACCATAACTGTTGCATCGGAGTTATGTGGTTTACCTTGAATTGTATGTATATGAGGCACGTTTCTGTGTTCTAATAGTTCTTTTTGTAATTTTTCGTTTTCTCTTTCCACTGCTAATAAACGTTCGTGGTAACGACTCACCTTATCAGCAAGGGTAGCTATAGCCTTCAATACTTCTTGATTTTCCATAATATCTCCTTGATTTATAATTTTTGGGTGAGATCTAATTTAAACATGTGTACATAAAATATCAAGCAATCTTTTATAAATTGTTTTCTTGACACATAATTTATGTTATGAAAGGTACAGAAAAAAGAATGAAATATTATAACGTTTCTAAAAACATTATTGCTTGCGAAGATTTTTTACCTAAAGATAAGGTTAATGAAATTTACACTGATTTTTTAAATAATAGAGCAAAATTTAACGTGTCCGTTTGGTCAAAGAAAGAAAAAGGAGAAAAAGAATACACCCCAAAAAATGAATTTTTTAGTCCTTCTTGTGGAGGTTTTGATTTTTGGTTAAACTGGGAAGAAGCAAAGAAAGGTGAAAGTTTTATTACCGCTATAGGCCATTGGATAAATGATCAAGGATTAGGGCACTATACAACTGAAAATAATTTCCAATTGTTTTCTTTACTAGAAAGAAAAATTAAATGGAACGTGCATGTTGTTTCTTATAACAACGGAGGATATTATGGGTGGCATAAAGATGATCAAAACAGTAATTTATTTACTTTTAATTTAATTTTTAATAAAGGAAATAAACTTAAAGGAGGAAACCTTTTATTTATAGATGAAGGAAAAATAATAGAAATTCCTAATAAAGATAATTTTTTTTGTGTATTTCCTTCTTTTATTAGTCACGCAATTACACCTGTTTATTCTGAAGATAATAAAGATGTATCATTTGCAGAACAGAGATTTAGTATTCAATTTTGGACCTCTTTAACTTCCTCGTCATGAAAGCACAAACAAATGTATTTGGAAGAATAGTTAAAAGATATAATATGCCTTTAGATGCTATTGATGATTTAAATATTAAATATGAAGAATATAGAGAAAAGTTAAAATCTATGGGTCCAAGGTTAGCTGGTAGATTAGATTCTGAAAAAGAGTTTACGCAACAGATTGGAGAAACAAAAATTGCTAAACACATAGTAGATTGTATGAATGACTACATTGAAACATTAGATAAAGTAAATTTATTTTTAGGTACTAAAGAATTAGAAATTTTAAGTTGTTGGATAAACGATATGAAAGAAGGAGAATACAATCCTCCTCACACACATCACGATAATACTGGATGGTCCAGTGTTATGTTTTTAAAAGTACCAGAATTTGTTAACGATGTTAAAGACCCTCATAAATATAAAGATGGGTTTTTAGGTTTTACAGATGTTAATGGTACAAACATGACATGGATGGAACCTGAAGTAGGTCATTTTTATTTATTTGAAGCAAGGCATCAACATTGTGTTATGCCTTTTAAAACAAAAATAAAGGGAGAAATTAGAAGATCTATGTCTTTTAATTTTATACAAAAAATTGCTACATAAAAAAATTAGTTTTTGTGCTACGAACGAAGGCATGCTTGATGTATGGCCACATCCTCAACCTGCTTCAAGAGTTATTCCTGAAGAATACAAAAAATTAACAAGACATACAGAAGAAAATTTACATGCACCTACAGTTAAAACATGCATGCCATTTTTAGATTCTATGTCAATGGGATACATAATACCTTTTGATCAAGACTATTTAGTTGATCCTGTTGAAAATGATTTTAGTGTAACTCCTGCAAATAGACAACCAGAAGATTTTGGTTTTCATAGCCAAGCTCAATTACCAGAAAAATGGCATAAAACTACAGGAGAACATGCAGGTAAGTTTCACAACAAATGGTTAATAAAAACTCCTCCTGGCTACAGTTGTTTGTTCATACATCCAATGAATAGACTTGAAGAAAGATGGAAAATTATTGAAGGCGTTGTAGATACAGATAATTATGTAAATGTAATTAACTTTCCTTTTATTTTAAAAAAAAGAGATAAACAGTTCCTAATTAAAAAAGGTGAACCTATGGTTCAGGTAGTACCTTTTAAACGTGAGTCTTTTAAAATGTGGTCTGGTTTTTATATGGAAAAACTACACAACAAAACTCTTAATTTGTTACAAAGTGAATGGGTTGATAGATACAAAAAAATGTTTTGGAAGAAAAAATCTTACAAATAAATATATTTTTTAAGAATAATTAGAGTCGTAATCTATCCAAGTTTTACCTGAAGCGTTATTAGTGCCATTACTTACATCAGCAGCAACTACATTATCAAAAGCTGTTTTAGCGGCTTCTATTTGACCTTTTCGTGTTTCTGCCCAAGTAAGCAAATTAGCCACTGTAGTAGATCCAAAAACAGTATCAGACGTTGCATTTAAACTAACATTTCCAGTCATATTACCTGTTGAGGCATCTTTATTTTGCACTTCATTTTGACCAACTAAATTATTGTATATTATACAATGAATAGTGTTGGGAATGGCGGGCATTGAATTACCTTTATCGGCCCAAGATATATCATAATTATTATCGATTTTTATATTATCTCCATTTGCTATTACTATTTGCGTTGCCATTATTCAGTCTCCTGTTCTTCAATACTGTTCCCTGCATCCGTCCATTCTTTAATTCTTATCATAATAGGGTTATCACTAGGTGTATCAGCAGAAAAAGTGGTTTTTCCACCATTGTCTTCTACAATCATATAAGCGTTTATAGATTTTATTAACACAACTTTTTGCATACCTTCTCCATTAATGTTTAATAATATAGTTTACCACCACAAAAGGTGAGAATGAATTTGTGCCTGCCGCTGTAACAGATCCAGTTAAACTTGTTGTAATATTACCTGTTAACGTACCAGATAGAGTATGACTGTGATTGTGACCAGTTCCTGATCCAGTATTTTGGTTAAACAAAGTATTAAAGGCTGTTGTCATACTTTGACTATCACCACCACTCATATTGAATCCTTGCGCAGATCCAGGAGGACCGCCAAATACTTTTGAACATAAAGGATGACTGTGTGAAGCTAATTGTGCACTTGTTAAAGATGTATTATCAATAGACCCTGTTACAGTTACAGCTTGGTTTGTAGCATTTGTTGCAGCTTGGTTATTAGTAACAGCTACTGTAATTGTATTTGCTCCGCCTGTACCTGCTAAGTTATAAGTATTGCCATCATAACCTTGTGGCATTTTACCTTGTAATTGAGGAACATTGAAAGTTGTTGAACCATCACCTGCACCATACGTTGTAGAAATTACAGCAAATAAATCT